AAGTTGCCGAAACCTACGACTTGCGCGGCAACTCTATCAGCGAGCTGATCGAGAAGATCATCAAGGCACAAGCCACAGCAACTTCTGCGGCCGCCGCAGCCGATCTCCAAGCTGCCGAAATTGCCGCCGCCGAGACTGCAGCCTTTGTGACTGCCGCCAAGACTGCCATCGAAGAAGTCGCAAAGTAAAAGGAGCGGGCGATGCAGACCTTCAAACCCGACACAGATGTTCCGGTAACATTCCAGCTGGTTGACGAGTCTGGCGCCTCGCTCGCGCCAACATTGCTTCGCTGGCGAGTTCTTGATTCAAACGACAGTGTCTTGCTGAACTGGGCAGTCGTTACGCTCACAGGGAGCCCTCCAAGCGTCTCTGTGACCGTTCCTGCGATCAATACCGCCCTCGTGGTCGGTGAGCTGCGCGGCTTGCGTCTTGTGCAGCTTGAGGTGACATCGCCGATTGGCGTTGTTGTTCTTGAGCAGGCATTTCTGATTCAGGGTGAAACATCCCTTGTTTTTGGGTCGAACACATTCCAGACCTACGCAAAGGCACTGCTTCTTTCTACTGAATTTGTCTCAGGGCAGCTTCCCGGATGGGAGGCGGCTTCCCGGGCCGAGCGAGAGAGTGCGCTAACGCAGGCATACTCAAGACTCATGCTTGCGCCAATCTGGACACGCAGCGACGCCGACAACGACGACCAGAGCAGGCTGACCCCAGACTTGGTAATCAGCCAATATGGCGGCCTGCTTCGCCACGCGACGCTAGAGACACTTCAGAACCTTCAGCCGCGGCTGATCGCAGCTCTGAGGAATGCTCAGATCGTTGAGGCGAACGAGACCCTCGCGAACGACCCAATTGCCGCCGCGCGCGCCGCGGGCCTCATTTCAATGACGGTTGGAGAGTCGAGTCAATTCTTCAGCTCAAGCAAGACATTGGATTTGCCCATTTGCGACCGCGCAATGGCATATCTGCAGCCCTGGATTCGCATCCGGGCGGGCCTGGGTCGGTCATGATCATCCCAACGATGAAAATCTTTCGTCTTGCCTTCACGGGCGAGCACGATATCAATGGACAACCCATCTTCAGGCCCCAGGTCGCCGAGATGGTCAGTCCAGTCAAGGTTCGATTCAGCAACCAGAACACGACCGTCCGGACCGACACGGCGGCGTCCCACGGGCACGCCTACGAAACGGTGGCTGATGTGATCGTTCTGGCGCTTCCTACTTCGAAAATCGCACTGGAAGATGTCTTGATCATTCGCGGATATCGCGTCAAGGTTGCCGAGACCCATCCCCGCTTTACCGCAGTGGCCGGAAAGCTCGACCACATTGAAGTCAGGTGCCTGGCGGCAAAGTGATCTGCCATGTTTAACGTAAAGTTCAACCCATCTCAGCTGGAGGCCAGCATAGAGAATATCGCCATGACCGCAAGCAGCAATGCAAGTACGGTTATGAGAAAAGCCGTGATCAAGATACGAGACCTGGCGCGCGACTTTGCGCCCTATAAGTCTGGAACGCTCGAAGAGTCCATTCAGTACGGCACGATCAAAAAGAATCGCAGGAACGTCTATGTCGTTTATGTCGACTTGGACGCCCTGGCGCCGAGCGGCAAAGAAGTGGGCGAATATGCCTACATCATGGAAGAGCAGCTGCACCCGTTCGGCAGACAGCGCGGAGACAGGCGTTTCAACCTTGGTAAGGGCTCTATCGCTAAGGCGGCCGGCGGCAAGGTGGTTGGCGGTCGCTTTCTCAGCAGGGCTGTGAAGCAGGGTACGGCCGACCTGGTGAAACGGGTTGAAGCGTCCGTGGTTCGAACACTCAGCGGCAAGCGCGTCATAGGGGTTGACTTTGTAAGAGACACAGGAGGTGAAGAATGAATTTGACCACGATTGCCCAACATCTACAGGCTCAAAACTGCGGAATTATTGGCAGGTCGATATTTGTCACAGAGATGCCTGCATCTTGCCATAGCGGCATTTTGCTGCTGGGCAGCTATGGCGGGACAGAGATTGATGCCGAAATGCCGGACTACTATGTCACGGATTTCCGTGCCGTTTTTCGTGAAAAAGACATGGCGGCCGGCCTGGCGCTGGCGAAATTGACCTCTACTGCACTTCACCTAACCACTGAAATTCAAGTCAACGACATGCTGATCAGGCATATGCGGCCCATGAATCTGCCTCGACATTACAGGAAGTCGGTAGGCGGCTACTGGGAATTCGAGGTCGATGTGTTCATCGTTTACAACGAAACAAACGCTTGACTTGCGCTGCTTCCTGAACAAGCATAGAATCAGTCACCCCTGACTGAATACCCTTCGATATAGCAACACTGCGAAAGAGAGATAAAAAATGGCATCTAGTACCAAAAACGTCAAGCTTGGCGTATGCAAGATTTTCTACGGCGGCCTGGACTTAGGTCTCACCAAAGGCGGAGTCGAAGTTTCCGTGTCCACTGAAACCTACAAGGTTGAAGTTGATCAATTCGGAAAAACCATCATCAACAACCTCGTGATGGGCCGCAACGTAGAGGTCAAGGTTCCCTTGGCCGAAACGACTGTTCGCAACCTCGTGGAGACGATGCCCGGTTCGACCTTGGTGACTGACGGCGCTCAGGCGACTGGCACCTTGACGTTCGCCTCGAACCCAACTGCAGCCACGACCATTACGGTTGGCGGCCAGGCTTTCACCTTCCAGGTCGCGAAGCCGACCACTGCGTTCCAGATCATGCTTGGTGCTACTGCGCTGGCAACCCTGACCAACGCCGTTGACGTGATTAACCGTTCGATGGTTCAGGCTGCTTTGGGTGGCGTTCGCGCAACCCTCAATGCCCTGGCAACCGTGATCACCATCACTGCTGGCGACCCAGGCACGGCACAAAATGCCTTCACCCTGGCAGGCGCATCCGGCGCAGTGGCATCAGGTGCAACCCTGACCGGCGGTGTCGCTGAAACGAAAGCGCGTGTGGATGTGGCGACTGGTGTCGGTATCGATTTGCTCAACAACAGCAAATTGCTTCGCCTCCACCCCACCACCAAGGCAGACAACGACTTCAGCGATGACTTCGTGGTTTACCTGGCCGGCACCGGTGGCGCACTGACCTTTGCCTACAAGCTTGACCAAGAGCGTGTCTACAACGTGGACTTCATGGGATACCCAGACGCTAGCGGCAAGCTTTTCTCCGTGGGCGACTTGCTGGCCTAAACCCAGCTTAACCGGACCAGTCAGAGATGACTGGTCCATTTCATAACCAACCCGCGCCAATCGGCGCTTTTTCGCAAAGAGGAATCAAATGGAAATCTTAAACATCGACGCTTTCGCAGAGACCAAACGTCAACTCAAAATGGACGGCAAGGTCTACCCAGTGGAAGAGTCCACAGTTCAAGAGTTCATCAACAACTTGAAGGCTGCCGAAGATCTGGAAAAAAGCGGCGTCGAGAAGAACTTGGCCGAATCGTTTGAGGGTGCAGTGAAGGTGGTAACTGATGCCATTCCGACTCTGCCAAAAGAAGAGATTCTCAAGCTCAAGATGCCGGCAATGATGGCGGTTCTTCAATTCATTCGTGGCGACCTCGACCCAACAATGCTCGAAGGCAACATGGTTCAAAAGACCCAAGCGGCCACCGAGGGTGCTGAGGGCGCAGAGCCAAAAAAGCCGACCTGATCGAGTCAGTTGATCTGGGTTTTCTGATTCCGAGAGCAATGAGGGTCTACGGACTCTCATTCAAAGACACGATGGGCTTAAGGATGTCGGTTTTCTGGCATTTGTCAGGGATGGTGCAACGGATTTTGCAATCTGAGCAAAAAGACACCCTGCATTTGACAGCTCTGGCGCAGAACCCGGAAGGTGCTCAAGAGCACTGGGAGGCGCTAGACAAGCTGACTCCTGACCCGATCATTTTGAATCAAGCTGCGACCGTTAAGGCGAGCTGCAAGGCAGACGAAGGGGGTATGGACATACTGAGAAGCTTGGCTGGATAAAAGGAAGAACATGACAGTCGCGGGAAATATCGTCGTTGAAATGGAGCTTGACAACAACCGACTCGTCGTCGGTGTCAAGCAGGCAGGTGCCGTGCTCAGGCAGTTCAACGGAACGCTAAAGAGCACCGGCGAGTCCTTCCAGAAAGTTCAGATCCACACAACGTCGCTGAGCGACAAGTTCCGACACCTCGTGATGACGCTGGGCAACCTGCGCTTCGTCGTCATGGACATCAATGATGTCTTTTTGCGCCTTCCTTTGGCCATCCTGAAAACATCGGGTGAGCTTGAGCGCACCCAGACGCTGCTTGGCGGCTTGTCTAAAGAACTGACCAAGGCGGGCCGCGCGGCAGAGGGCGCTGCAAATTTCGAATACATCACCAAAATGGCGAAGAATGCGCCATTTGCAATTTCTGAACTTTCCGATGCATTCGTGAAGTTCAAGTCTGCCGGCCTAGACCCAACCAACGGATCAATGCAGGCGCTCACCGACTCGGTGGCCCGGTTTGGCGGCAACGGAGAATCCCTCAAGCGAGCCTCGGTAGCTATTCAGCAGATGGCCGGCAAAGGCGTAGTCTCTATGGAAGAGCTGCGACAGCAGCTTGGTGAAGCCGTGCCAACGGCAATGAAGGACATGGCGGACGGCATGGGCGTCACGATGGCCGAGCTGGGCAAGATCGTGCAGACCGGAACCCTTGAGGCAGGCCCTGCGCTTTCAAAGATGTTCGTCCAGATGCGGATCAACAATGAAGGCGCGGCTGCCGAGATGATGAACACTTGGGTGGGCACACTTTCGCGCCTGCAGACTGAGTGGCAACTCACAACCAAACTGATCGCAGAGAGCGGCTTTGGTGACGGTGCCAAAAAAGCCGCAAATGACATAGCTGATGGGCTTCGCTCCGATCAGTTCATTTCCTTCGCGAAAGACTCTGGCGCAGCGCTCGGGGAAGTGGTCAAGACCGCCGGCGAGATTGTAAAGACCCTCATCAAGTACCGTGAGGAGATCATTCTTGCTGGACAAGCCTGGCTTGCCTACAAGGTGATTTTCTCAGGCATCGTGCCCATCTCTCGCGCGGCACAGCTTGCATACGAGACACAGACCGCAAGCATTCGAAACGGAACCGCAATGGCGAAGGCCAACGCTGCGGCGAAGGTGCAGGCGGCAATCGATGAAGTAGCTGCCAATAAGGCGATTCTTCTTCAGAAAGAGGCAGACCTTGCGAAAACCCTAGCTGCCCACAAAACAGAGTTGGCATCTGTTCGGGCGCGAAATGCCCAGATCGTTGCCGAGGACGCAAAGACGCGAGCAACCCTGGCCGGCCTGGAAAGGCGCGGATTCATTCCCGGTCTAAACGACACGGCGGCCAGGACCGCTGCCGCGGCACAGTTGAAGGATCTGGCCGCCCAAAACACCATTCTCAATGCACGTCAGAGGGAGCTCTCTACGTCGATTGCGGTTACCGGAGCGTCTCTGGTGACGACGAGCGCCGCTGCCGCACAACAAACTGCACAACTTAGGAGCCTGACGCACTCCGCAGAAACTTCACGTGTCGCAACTTTGGCTCTCGGTGCAGCGAAGTCTGTACTCGGCGGCGCAATGACGCTGCTGGGCGGCCCGTTGGGCATTCTCATCACCACGATAATGGGCCTGACCTACTGGTACAACAAGGCAGGCGCGGCAGCCGAGGAGGCTGGCGAGCGCATGAAGAGGGCCAATGCCGGCGCAGCCAGTGCAAAAGACCTGTCTGCACTTCAGCAGGAGGTGAACTCTGCAAAGCTGGCGCTCGAATTCGCAAAGGCGGAGGCGGGGCGAATCGCTGCTGTTGGGTCCAAGGGCGGAGTCAAAACGTCAGAGGAGCGCGCGCGCGACATCGCCGAAGTCAAGGTGAAGCAAAAGGCTTATGACGACGCCCTGAAGCTCGCAGCAAAGGCGACAGCATCTGTCGAAGAAATCAACGGCCGGGAGCGCGTTGAGTCGATGAACCTTCGCGCCGCCCGGATCAGTCAAACGCTTACCGAGGCAGCACAGCTTGAGATTGCCACTATTCAGGCCGGCGGTAAGGCACGATTGGGTGCATTGAAGAAAGACAGTGCGGAGTGGGTTAAGGAAAACAACAAGATCATCAAGGAGCAACAAGCTGCCTTGGTGAAGGGTATTCAAGAGCGCATTAACTTTGAGGCGAAAGTTGAAAATGCCGCACGAGCAGGCGCGCTGAAGGGCGGCACAAATGTGTCTGCTGACTTGAAACTCGCCAATGACGCCAAGGTGCGCAGGGAGCAGCTTGAGCGGGAACTTTCTGAGATCAACTCATCGATCGCCGCAAAGGCGCCATACAAGCAAAAAGGTGCAGGCGGAGGCGCGGCTGCCGCGCAGAGCACGCCTATTCAAAACCTGATTGAGCGCCTAAGTGGAGAAAGGGCACAGCTTAATGCGGAGCTTGCTGGATTCGATGAAATCAAAGGCAAGGCCGACAAGGTAAACGGAATCATCGCTGAGTTTTGGGACAACCTGAACACCGGCAAGTTGAACGATTCGAAGGGCAAAAAGCCATCAAACGCAGACTTTACCAAGGCTCTGCAGGCTGCCATTGACGTTGAGAACACCAAACAGGTTTTGGACGAAAAGACAAGGTCCATTCAGAAGGCAGCAAAGGACACCGAGGCCGTCGCGACCTACATCGAGGGAATGCGCCCGGAAGTAGAGGCCGCCATGAGTCTTTTGGCAGACCCTCTCGGCTCTGCACAGCGCGGCGCTTCTCAAAAGAGTGTAGAGAAGTGGATTCAGAAAAATCAGGATCAACTGAAGGCTTACGCTGAGTCTCAAAAGAAAACTGTCAAAGAGATTCAAGACTCCTTGATTGGCGATGCGCTGAGGATCGATGACTCAAAAAGGTTCAGCGAACTTGAGCAGGAGACAAGAACCCTGAATGCATCGCTTGTTGAAGACACTCGTCAGGCTGCGCGCGCGAAGATGCAGGCCGACAACGAGGCATTTCGCTCGCAAATGCAGAACATCATCAACCTTCGTGCGGCAAGCAATGCTTATACCGCTGAGGAGATTGCCAATATGCAGAAACAGCTTGACAGCAACACGCAGGCGCGCGCCGCTGATGTAGCTGCCAAGTCGCAGGGTCCAATGGACAAGCTTGTCAATCAGTGGCAGAACGCGACACGCAACATGGAAGAAGCGTCTACCGGTTGGGCCAACTCGACGATAAATGCAATGACGGACCTGGTCGTTAAGGGCAAGGCGGACTTCAAGAGTCTTGCGGTCTCGATCATTGCCGACATTGTTCGCATTCAGCTTCAACAGCTCGCGGCAAAGGCTGTCAAGGGCACATTCAATATGGTTGCCTCGATGTTTGGATTTGCAGACGGCGGCATCATGTCGAGCGTCGGCAGTGTCCCGCTGAAGAAGTACGCCGCTGGCGGTATCGCAAAAAGCCCTCAGCTCGCCCTCTTTGGCGAAGGTCGGATGAATGAAGCTTACGTGCCGCTGCCGGACGGGCGCACTATCCCCGTGACTATGAAAGGTGGCGGCGGCGGAGCGTCGGGCGATGTCATGATCAACATCACCGTCAACAAGGATGGGTCCGAGAGTGGAGACAGCTCTGGGGACAACGCAGGCTCTTACAAGCGAATGGCCGATCGTCTGAAGATGGTCGTGCGGGAGGAGCTCGCAACCCAAGCTCGCCCTGGCGGTTTGCTTTACAAGTAAGTCAGTGATGACTTATACTTGACCCTTATAAGGAACACCAATGCCTGAGACATTTACCTGGCTGCCAACTGCCAGCCACTCCAAATCGATAGAGCCAGAAGTCTTGGTGGCCAAGTTCGGTGACGGCTACGAGCAGCGCGTGGCTAGGGGCATCAACAACATCAAAGACAGGTGGACTCTCACGTTCACGGGAAACCGCTTGGCGATTGACCCGGTTGACGCCTTTCTAACTGCCCGAGGTGGGGTGGAGGCGTTCACTTGGAAGAACCCCGACGAAGTCACTGCGCTGTACCTATGCCGTAAGTGGACCAAGAGTCGAGAGAGGGCTGCCAAGGTCACCATTTCTTGCGAATTTGAGCGAACCTTCCAATGACGATTACCGCAGACCTCCAGTCTTCTTCGCCTGGCAATTTGGTGGTGCTCTATTCACTAGACACGACACCGATTGGCGGTAGCGATGTTTTGCCGTTTTTCACTGATGTGAATCCGCTAGGAAATACCCTTCGCTGGAACTCGGTTGACTACATTCGCTTCCCCATCGATGCCTCTGGATTTGAGCGAACGTCTCAAGGCACCATCCCCAGGCCAAAGCTGCTTGTCGCAAATATCGACGGCCAGATCGGAAGCCTTGGCCGCCTGTACGGTGGCCTGGAAGGTGCAAAGCTGACACGCACGAGAACCTTCCTGAAGTACCTAGATGCGTCAAACTTTCCGGGCGGAGTGAACCCGTCTGCTGATCCAAATCAATACATCGATCGGGAGATATGGTTCATCGCCCGAAGAGCGAGCGAGAACCGCATTTACATCGAGTACGAGCTCGCCGCGAGCTTCGATCTGGGTGAAGTGAAGCTACCACGGAGGCAGATCATTCAGAACGTCTGTGGCTCCCGCTATCGCAGCCCAGAGTGCGGGTACACAGGCGGCGCTGTCGCGAACCAGAAGGACGAGGCAACTGCAGTTCTTTCAGAAGACCAGTGTGGTAAGCGGCTCAGCTCATGCAAGTTGCGTTTCGGCGCCAACGCAGTCCTACCTTATGGCGGCTTCCCTGGAGCTGGGCTTTCGCGATGACCATTGATCTAACACCCATCTTGCCTGAACTCTTTGCCCACGCTGAGCGGGAGCAGCCGCGCGAGTGCTGTGGTTTGGCGATTGTTTTCAAAGGCAAGCTGCAGTACAGGGCATGCAAGAACATTAGCGAGACTGAGGGTCAGTTTGAGATCGACCCGGAAGATTACGCACTTGCAGAAGATGCAGGCGAGATTGTTGGCGTTTGTCATAGCCATGTTTATGTGAATCCCAATCCGAGCGAGGCCGATCTTGTGATGTGTGAAAGAGGCGGCGTACCGTGGCTGATCGTCAACTACCCCACAGGCGACTACCGTCAGTTCGAACCAAAAGGCTACGTCGCGCCACTGATCGGACGCACTTACTCTCATGCCGTTCTTGACTGCTATCAGATAGTTGTCGATCACTTTGACCGCGAACTGAACATCAAGCTTCCGCACTTTTGCCGCACCGATTCGTGGTGGGAGAAGGGGCAGAACCTGTACATGGAAGGGCTTGAGAAGGCAGGGTTCGTCATTCTTGGCGATCAGAACTATGCCGACATACGCAAGCACGATTGCTTTCTGATGCAAGTATCCAGCCCTGTGCCAAATCATGCCGCTGTCTATATCGGCGACAACATGATTTTGCAGCACGTCGCCGGGCGCCTTTCTAGTCGAGACATCTATGGCGGCTTTTGGCGCAAGTCTACAAATCACGTGCTTCGGCACAAGGCGCTAATGTGAGAAAAATTACCCTCTACGGTCACTTGGCCAAGAAGTTCGGCCGCCACCACGAGCTCGATGTCCGCAGTGCGGGTGAGGCGATTCGTGCGCTTTGTGTCAACTTTTCCGATTTCCGAAAATACCTGATGGAGAACAACGCCCCTGGCTATCACGTCAGGGTAGGGCGCGAGTATCGAGATATCGAGGGTTTGAACTACCCGGCGGACGACACGATCCGAATCATCCCGGCAGTCGCAGGAGCAGGCAAGGGCCTGGGGTCAATTCTGCTTGGCATTGCGATCATCGGCGGCGCGTTTCTAACTGGCGGAGCAAGCCTGACAATGCTTGGCAATTTCGCTGTTATGCCAACTCTCGTGACGACCAGTATTGGCGCGATGGCGCTCAACGTCGGCATGTCTCTCATTCTTGGTGGCGTTGCTCAAGCACTAGCGCCATCCCCGAAATCTCAAGACACGGCGCCGGCGCAAAACTCGCCAAGCTATGCATTCAACGGCCCCATAAACACCGTGACGCAAGGTAACCCAGTTCCTGTTTGCTATGGCCGCCTGGTTGTCGGTTCGCAGGTCGTCAGTGCAGGGCTCTCTACTACAGATATCGCGGTATAAAAATGAAGCAAAACATTATCGGAGCGGGTGGCGGTGGCAAGGCGGGCGGTGGCGGACGACAGGCGCAAGAGGATGCCGACTCGCTGCGCAGTAAGCAGTTCGCCACTGTTGTCGATGTCATTTCTGAAGGGGAGATCGAGGGTCTTGTCGATGGGCTGAAGTCTGTCTACCTGAACAACACGCCACTGCAAAATTCAAATGGCACTTTCAACTTCAAGGCAGTTGAGAGCTACATAAGTCACGGCGGGGCAACTCTGCCAACTTACGCAGGCATGCCAGGCTACTTCCGATCAGGCGGCGTCAAGGCGACTACTTCCGTTAATACAAAGGTGAGTTTCGGGACACCCGTCACTCGGTCAATCACAAATCCAGAAGTTGACTGGGCTGAGATTACCGTGGGCATTCCGGCGCTTTCCGTACAAGACATGTCAACTGGCGACATACGCGGAACGAAGGTCGAGTTTGCGATTCAGATGCAAAACAACGGTGGCGGTTTTCTCAATCAGCCAATAGCGACCAGGTGGATTCCTGTCACGGACTTGAGTGGCGGAATATACCTCAGCGGCGATGCCTCTGCGCTGAGCGTCCGGGTTCTTCAGGTGACGGACACGTCTGGGTACGACTATTCGGTTCAGTACAGGAAATTGGGCACGACGCCGTGGATCAATATGCCTGAAAAGTACCGCAGCGGAAACGAACTGACCCCTGAAGTTGGCTTTGAGATTGAGGGTTTGGAACAGTCTCAGTATCAGGTACGCCTGAATAACATTGGTGGCCAGGCAATTGATATCCTCTCCGTGTCGAGCTACAGTGTTGTTGCGTTCGATACCATTGAAGGCAAGTGTACGACCCGCTACCAGAGAACCTACAAGATCGCCTTGCCTGGGTCTGGACCCTGGGACTTGCGCGTCATTCGCCAGACGGAAGATGCTCCAAATTCCGCAACACGAAATGACACTTATTGGGACTTGATGACCGAATGTGTCGATGTCAAGTTGAGCTATCCAAACACCGCGGCCGTTCTTCTTACGCTGGACGCCGAGCACTTTTCAAGCATCCCGACCCGAGGGTACGACATTCGCGGGCTGCGCGTTCTTGTGCCGGTCAATTACAACCCTTTAACTCGCGCATATTCCGGAACATGGAACGGCACCTTCAAGCTAGCCTGGACTGACAATCCAGCTTGGTGCTTTTACGACATGGTTACCAATAAGAGGTACGGGCTAGGTGAGTATCTTGACGTTGCGCAAGCGGACAAGTGGGCGCTCTACCAAATTGGGCGGTATTGTGACGAAATTGTGCCTGATGGATTTGGCGGCACCGAACCGCGATTCACCTGCAACCTGTTTCTTCAAACGCGCGAAGCCGCGTTCAAGGTCATCAACTCGATGGCCAACATCTTTCGTGGCATGGCTTACTGGGCTGGTGGGCAAATTGTCCCCAGCCAAGATTCCCCAAGCGACCCTGTTGCTCTTTTCACAGCTGCGAACGTGATTGATGGACTCTTCACCTATCAGGGTGCAGATCGTCGTGCGCGACACACTGTTGTTTTGGTGAGCTGGAACGATCCAGCTGACCTTTACCGCCAGAAGATTGAATACATCCAGGATGAGGCGGCAGTTCGTCGCTGGGGTGTTGTGGAAACTGAAATTCTCGCAGTGGGCTGTACAAGTCGCGGACAGGCGCACCGGCTGGGTAAGTGGCTTTTGTACACCGAGCAGAATGAGTCGGAGACCATTGTCTTTTCCGCCGGAATGGACGCCGCACTCTGTGCTCCAGGAGAGATCATCAAGGTGCAAGATAGCTCTCGCGCTGGCGTTCGTATGGGTGGCCGCCTGGCGGCAGGCACTACCGTCTCGCAGCTAATGCTAGACGCGCCAATGACGATCACTGTAGGCAATAGCTACGAGGTGAGCGTGATGCTGCCGACCGGACTGATCGAGACCCGTAGCATTGGGAATGGCCCAGGGACAACTTCAACTATTAATTTGATCACCCCGCTTTCGTCAGTTCCTGTTGAAGGTGCCATGTGGGTCATCAGTGCATCGAACCTCGCTCCAGAACTCTGGCGCGTTCTTGGCACTGTAGAGACAGATCCAAATACAGTAAGCATCACAGCCATCTATCACGACCCAGGCAAGTACGACTTTGTGGAGCAAGACATTGTTTTGGAATACATTCCAACGTCTGCGATCCCAACCCGGCCAGGTCAGGTTATCAACCCAAGGTCGGCATCACAGCTCTTTTCGCTAAACGATGGCGCAAGCTCTGTTCGCATCTCCGTCAACTGGACTGCCCCTGAGACAGCTGCGAGCTATGTCATAGCTTGGCGTCGCGAGAGCGAAAACTACAAGTCTGCGGAAACGACAACGCCTAGCTTCGAGATCGATAACGTCGCTGCTGGGACTTTCCAAATTCGCATCACAGCGCGAAACTCACTTGGGGTTTCTGGCGAGACTGTCTCGATGGTTCATGTGGTTGAGGCTTCTGGAACATCTCCCGATGTACTCAACCTTCGACTGAATCCAACATTTCTTGGTCGGGATTTGAATGTGGCATGGGACGCAGTGCCCGGCGCATCTCAATATGAAGTTGAAATTCGCAATTCAACAACGGACGCACTGTTGCGAACCGAACCTGTGTTTGGCACTGAGTACAGCTACGTTTTTGGCAAGAATGTCCAAGACGGCGGACCTCGGCGTTCAATCAAAGTTCGCGTCCGTGCAAAAACGCTAATTGGGGTGAGTGCAAACTGGACAGTTGGAACATTCAGTAACCCATCGCCGGCAACGCCGGCCGGAGTTTCTGGAGAGGCAGGCCCAGGTCAGGCAAGTGTCATTGCGACCAGGCCGACTGACGAGGACCTGCAGGGCATGATCGTCTGGATGTATACCGACGCGAGTGTTCCGGAAATAGACGGCAACATCATCTACAAGGGCTCGGATAACGCATTCACTAAGGTGGACCTAGACCCCGGAATCCCCATGTTCTTCAAGCTCGCCTTTTACGATTCGTTCGGGGTGACTGGGCTGAATGTATCGAGTTCGATTTCCATCACCCCGACGGCGACTGGTGGCGTGACCAAGGTTACGGCGCTACCGGCAAACCCTGCCGCGTTAGGTGGCGAGCTGGCTTTGTTTTTGGACGTTGCGGACCTGGCTCAGCGCGGCCTGTACGGATGGAGCGGCACGGCTTGGGAAAATACAAATGAAATCTTGAACGGATCAGTGACATCGTCAAAGCTTGCGGCTGGCGCGGTTGGTTACACGCAGTTGGCTGCCGCCGCCGTTCGGGCAAGCAACCTGTCGGTGAAAAAGCACTTTTTATACTGATTGGCAAGTAAGTCAGTTATGACTTAAAATCCAAGCATGCCATTTACCGTTACAGCAAACTCTCCTTCCGCTGGCCACATCGCCTGGGCGGACGCGCGCATTGTCTATGATGGTGTCGATTATCCAATCACCAACGGAAGCACGAACCAAAAGTACGTGTTCTGGGTAAAGGCCACCCCTAACGTCTTCGCGACATCGAACACCTATCCCGCCTTGACTATTGATGATGCGATCATCTTTCTCAACAAGGCAGGTGTTCCTATAAGCGTTCTTACGGCCACGGCAGCGGAGGGAGACTTGGTCGTTCCAGGCACAGTCACTTCTGCCGCAATCGCTACGGACGCCATCGTTGCTTCCCACATCAGTAGCGACGCGATCATTGCCAGGCATATCGTCGCCGGCGCCGTCACTGCCAACAAGCTGTCAGTTGCAGACTTGTCGGCAATCTCTGCAAACTTAGGGACAATGACGGCGGGTAACTTTACGCTAAGCGCAACTGGCTTCATCAAGGGCGGTGCGACAACTTTCGCCGCGGGCACTGGCTTTTGGATGGGATACGACGGATCGGCATATAAGTTCCGAGCTGGCGTGCCGGGAAGCTCCCGTATGGAGTGGAACGGAACCGCGTTCAACATCTATGACGCCTCGGGCAACCTGACCATCTCGTCCGGTGTCGTCGACTACTCAAGGATCAGCGGACTCCCGACATCGCTTTCCGCTATCAGTTCAACCGAGGCGGCGAAGCTCACTGGCATTGCCGACGGCGCGACTCGAAACATTTATATGGGCACTTGGGCCAATGCGGTCATCTATGCCGTTGGCGACGTTGTTACAAGCGCTGGGTCTAGCTGGTCATGTCGCGTCAACCATACCTCTGCGACGGGCACAAATGCACCCCCAACACTTCCAACAACAAGCAACACTTGGTGGGAGCTTGGTGCAGCAAAAGGCGACTCTGGGTTGAATGGCGCACGCACCGCGATTCTTGAAGTCTATCAATGGGCCGCGACTGCACCAACAACCTGGCCTGTAGGTTCATCGACCTATACATGGGCTACTGGGCAGTTCACCGCGCCCGCCACCCTGAACGGCTGGGCGCTTGTTCCGCCAGCGGCCGTGGTCGGTCAGACACTTTGGATGGCTCGAACTATTTACTCTGACTCTGCCGTTTCCGCGACATCTGCCGTGACGTGGAATGCAACAGCATCCCTGCCGGCAGGAGCGAGCGGGTCGAACGGAAGCGCAGGCTCGAACGGAACGCGAACCGCCGCTCTTGAGCTCTATCAGTGGAGCGCAACCACGCCCGTTTCATTCCCATCGGGCTCTTCAACTTACACGTGGGCCACAGGCGCATTTACAGCGCCGGGAACTCCGAATGGATGGTCCTTGCTTCCTGGCGCTGCAGTTCTGGGCCAAACCCTCTGGGGATGTACGACTCTGTTTTCCGACCAGCTTACCACTGCGACTTCCGCAGTCACATGGTCGGCAGCCACAGCCTATGCACTGGGTGCGGCGGGAACGAACGGGGCGGCCGGTGCCGCTGGTCCTGGCGCGGTTGTTTCAATTCTGTCGAACGAGTCGCACGTATTCCCGGCAGCGACCGATGGCACTGTGTCTTCGTATGTGAACTCAGGAACTGAGATCCGCACTTACGAAGGCGCCACAGAATTAACTTATGACGGCGTGGGTACAGCAAATGGAACCTGGCGCGTTACAACCGCGACTACAAATATCACAATAGGAAGCCTAACCGACTCAGGCGCATTTTTGACAGTCGGGCAACACTCTGGCGTTGCCATTGGCGTCGACACATCCCTTATCACCTATACGGTGTCGGGAAGAACTGCCGCAGGAGTTGCTTTTTCGTTCGCCAAACAGCAGACCTTTGCAAAATCCAAAGCGGGGGCGGCAGGGACAGCTGGAGATCG